ATGACCGACGATTTACCTTTCTGGAAAACCAAGTCCATGCAGGAGATGACCCGCAAAGAGTGGGAATCCCTTTGTGATGGGTGTGCCAAATGCTGTTTGGTGAAACTAGAAGACGAAGAAAGCGGCGCGCTCGCCTTCACAGATATCGCATGTGACTTACTCGATTGCGAGACATGCGCCTGCGGGGATTATCCCAATCGTTCTGTCCGCGTGCCAGACTGCGTAACGCTTACACCTGAAAATGTGGACCAACTTTATTGGATGCCCGCAACCTGTGCGTACAAATTGATTGCCGAAGGCGAAGACTTGCCGTGGTGGCATCCGTTGGTGTCTGGTGAGCAAGAGAGCGTTCACCAAGCAGGCATCTCAGCCCGTGGGCGTGTTGTGCATGAAAGCACCGTGCCTATGGAAGAGTGGGAAAGCCGCATCGTGCATTGGCCAGCAGTTGGTTTTGAAGGGTACTATGAACCGGGTGAGGGAATTAATCCCGATACAGATGAAAAGAGCGATTAGGCATCCTCTAAAAAATATTTAGCGCGCCCTCTTGTATCCGAACGCTGCAATCCCAATTCATTGTATATCAGATAATGTGTCTGGTAGAGCGCACCCCGCGTTCAACTTTCCAAACATCATATAGATTTATCCTCCTGCGCAGGTGGGGTGATACCTTATGCATTCATTCTGGGAGTGATCTGCATTGAAGCCTTCTGATGCCGAAGCTTCAGCCGTGCAACCTGTGGCTGGCGTTCAAAAAACACAGTCCCCACCTGAGCGGGCACAAGCTAAACGTACAATCGGACAAATGCAGTGGGATGAAATAGAGCGCGCCTATCTGGAAACGACTGAACCCTTGGCGGATTTGGCGAGACGGTTTGGGATTAGTTTTCAACGCATTGTTGCGCATGCCAAAAAACAGGGATGGCCCGCCCGCCGAATTTCACGGGCCGCGAAAGGGGAGCACTACGGGACGCCAGAAATACTGCCGTCGCACATGAGCGCCCAAGACAAAGCGGAAACAAAAGACGGTCTGCATACACGGCTGCATAATTTACTCGCTCACCATATTGCCGATGCCGAAGAGAGGCTGGCAAGCATTGGGAGCGGTGTTGAACAAAGCACAGCGGCCGATAGAGAACGCGATGCCCGCACACTGTCCTCGCTCATACGCACTTTGGAAAAATTGATTGAGCTGGACGACCGCCGGGGTGCCGACGCGAAGAACGCCGTTGCTGAAAAAAAGTTAGAACAGCTTGCACTGACCGAGGGAGAAATGGGTGACGCAGAAGACATGCGAACAGAATTGGACCGCCGCTTCCGTCGCCTTGCAAAGCTCCATCGCCCGACAGAAATGGATTGAAAGTTTAAGTGCCCAAGAGGCATCTTTTTTATGTCACGACTGGCCATTTTGGGCCCGCGCAGACCAATTAGCCCCTAAGAAAGATTGGACATCTTGGTTGATACTTGGTGGGCGCGGCGCAGGAAAAACGCGCGCGGGCGCAGAATGGGTGCGGGCCCAAAAGGAACACTGCCAGCACATTGCCTTGGTCGGAGAAACTTACGGAGATGCGCGGTCGGTCATGGTGGAAGGCCCATCGGGATTGTTGGCCATTGCCCCGCCAAATGATCGGCCACATTTTGAACCTTCCCGCCATCGTTTGGTCTGGGGGAATGGGGCGGTGGCTACTTTGTATTCAGCCAGCGACCCCGAAAGCCTACGCGGTCCGCAATTTGATGCAGCTTGGTGCGATGAGTTGGCAAAATGGCGATACGGCCAAGCGTGCTGGGACATGTTGCAATTTGGATTGAGGTTGGGGGCGCGCCCGCGCCAAGTGGTGACGACAACACCGCGCCCGGTGCCACTGTTGAAAAAGTTGATGGCGGATCCGCATACGGTGATCAGTAGGGCAAGTACCTATGCAAACCGTGCAAATTTAGCACAGGCATTTTTCGACAGCGTGGTGACGGCCTATGAGGGCACGCGGCTGGGACGGCAAGAATTGAACGCAGAATTGTTGGAAGACAATCCAGATGCTCTATGGACCAGAGATATTATTGAGGCGGGGCGCCAATTAACAGCACCAGCATGCATACGGATTGTAGTTGCCATTGATCCGCCGGTAACAAGTGGTCCTGATGCCGACGAATGCGGCATTGTTGCCGTGGGCTTGGATGCACAAGGGGGCTTTTATGTTTTGGAGGACCTCTCCAAAGGCGGATTAAAACCGGCTGAATGGGCCAGCCGCGCCATTGGCGTGTTTGACCGTTTGAAGGCAGACCGAGTGGTCGCTGAGGTCAATCAAGGTGGAGAGATGGTGGAGGCAGTTTTGCGCCAAATCGCCCCGCATGTTTCTTTTAGGGCGGTGCGGGCAACCAAAGGCAAGGCCATACGTGCAGAACCTATTGCAGCCTTGTACGAACAAGGCCGGGTGCATCACTTGGGACAATTGGCCAAACTAGAAGACCAGCTGTGTGAATTTGTGCCGGGTGTGACCGCAAAAGCCCTGACCGAATGGATGCGCTCGTTTGGGGCATCACCGATTTGATGGGAGCTGGGGCCGGGCGCCCCCGTGTTCGAAACCTCTAATTGACACAAAGGAGACATCATGGGGACCACGACTAAGGGAGTAACCGCTACTGGTTTGCTGTCGCGTGCACTGCAACGGGTTAAGCCTGCCAAATCGGCCAGCCCGAGTGAGGTGAAGGCCAGCAGAACCGGTCCATTGGTGGCCATGCAAATGATGGGGCGTCCCGTGTGGTCGGGCCGAGACTATATCTCTTTTGCCCATGAAGGGTTTGAGCGCAATCCCGTCGTGCATCGGTGTGTACGAGTGATTGCGGAAGCAGCGGCGTCTGTACCTTGGGTGCTTCACGAGGGCCGCCAAGAGCTGGATGCACATCCCTTGTTAGATGTTCTGACGCGGCCCAACCCGGCTCAAGGAGGCGGGGATTTATTGGAAAATTGGTACGGACATTTGTTGGTGGCCGGGAATGCTTATCTTGAGGTTGTAGAAATTTCGGGTGCACCGAAGGAACTACATGTTTTACGCCCAGACCGCATGAAAGTTGTGCCCGGAATGCAAGGGTGGCCTGCCCGGTATGAATACACAGTGGCAGGGCGCACGATTTCATTTGATCAAACCGACGCCCCAGCCATTTTGCACATGCGGATGTTTCACCCAACGGACGATCACTATGGCTTGTCGCCGATGGAGGCCGCAGCTTATGCAGTTGATATTCACAATGCCGCCGCCGGGTGGAACAAGGCTTTGATTGATAATTCGGCACGCCCGTCGGGCGCTCTGGTTTATCAAGGAGCGGATGGAAATCGCTTTTTGTCTGAAGAGCAATTTGAGCGCCTTAAAGGGGAGCTGGAGAACAACCACCAGGGAGGCGGTAATGCAGGGCGGCCTTTGCTTTTAGAAGGGGGACTGGATTGGAAGCAAATGAGTCTATCTCCCAAGGAAATGGATTTTGCGGAAGCCCGCAACGGCGCGGCCCGTGACATTGCCTTGGCTTTCGGCGTGCCACCGATGTTGCTTGGCATCCCCGGGGATAACACCTACGCCAATTACCGTGAGGCCAATGTTGCGCTATGGCGTCAAACCGTTCTGCCACTGGTGGCGCGTGCCTCCCGCGCATTGGGGAACTGGCTTACCCCGCGCTATGAAGGGCGGCTGAAGCTGTCTTATAACTTGGACAATATTCCCGCGTTGAATGCCGAGCGAGATGCCCTATGGGACCGCCTCAACCAAGCAAGCTTTCTGGATGACGCAGAAAAACGCCAAGCCGTTGGCTACGGGGAAAGGCAGGGGGGAGAATGAGTGCACCCCCAAATGAAGCGGGCAGATGGCATTTGGATAAGCGGGTGCCGATTGCCTTGATCGTTGTCATTCTCATGCAAACAGCGGGGGCATTAAGTTGGGCGGGCGCAGCCACGCAACGCCTCGCGCAAGTGGAACGGCTTACACAAGCACAATCGGGTTGGGCGGAACGAACAGCCCGGCTAGAGGAGCAATCTCATCATCTGCGCACCTCGTTGCAGCGCATCGAGGAAAAATTAGATGACTTGGCGAAAGCCCAGCGTTGAACAGCGACTGCGGTTCATTTTATGATTTCAGGAGTGCCATGACCAGATCCCCCGCAAAAAAATCTCTGGAGCAAAAACGCGCAGCATTTGAATGCCGTAAGCTGAGCGATACCGGACAGTTCGAAGGTTATGCCAGCCTCTTTGGTGCAGAAGACTTAGGCCGTGATGTGGTGCGCAAAGGGGCTTTTAGCAAGTCGCTTTCGCAACGAGGAGCAGGCGGAGTCAAATTGCTTTTTCAACATGATCCCGCTGAACCCATTGGCGTGTGGGACCGTATTCAGGAAGACCAAAACGGTCTGTATGTGCAAGGGCGGCTATTGATGGAAGTGGCCCGCGCCCGCGAAGTCCATGCATTGATGAAAGCAGGGGCGCTAGATGGTTTGTCCATAGGGTTTCATACCAAACGCGCACAAACCGACCGAAAAACGGGGCAGCGACATTTGCTGGAAGTTGATCTTTGGGAAATTTCAATTGTGACGTTTCCCATGCACCCTGATGCGCGGATCCGCTCTGTCAAACGCATGGGCGGTGAGGCACGGATGCCGACCCCGCGCGAAATTGAACACTCCCTCCGGCGGGATGCCGGACTGAGCCGTAACCAAGCCCGCGCGCTGATTGCGGGCGGTTACAAAACCCTCCGACCACTGCGCGACGCAGGCCCAGAGGGATGGACGAGCGTGCTTGGCACGCTGGAAGCTGCCCGTGAACGGATAGCTTTAACCTAGAACCCAAACAGAACTGGAAACACGATGTCAACGATCCGCATGAAAAACGGAAGCGGTGGTCTTACGCGTCTTTTTGCAGATGGCCAACCTGCCCAAATGGAAACAAAAAGTCATTCTTTCTCAGACCCCGCCCCGCACGAAGTCCGCGACGCAGTGGATGAATTTATGTCAGCTTTTGACGAATTCAAAAGCGCAAACGATGATCGTCTTGCTCAGTTGGAACGCAAGCTGTCAGCAGATGTGGTCACCGAAGAAAAAGTCAACCGTCTCAACTCTGCCCTCGACCTCCAACAAAAAACGGTTGAAGGCCTAACACTCTCCATGCGCCGCACCCCGCTGGGGAGCAATGGCGGCCCCGTTGACCCCGCCACACAGGAACACAAGGCCGCATGGGAAGCCTATGTGCGCAATGGCCAAGCTGCGACATTGCGGCCTCTGGAAGCCAAAGCCTTATCTGCGGGGAGCGACACAGACGGGGGCTATTTGGTGCCCACCGAAACTGAAACCATGATTGACCGAGCCGTGGCGCAAGCTTCACCCATTCGGGCAATTTCGGGTGTGCGCCAAATTGGGGGCAGCAGTTACCGCAAACCATTTGCTACCTCGGGGCCAGAAACAGGCTGGGTGGGTGAGACCGCAGGTCGCCCAGAAACCGATACGCCAGTTCTCTCAGAGCTGGAATTTCCAGCGATGGAAATTTATGCGATGCCAGCGGCCACTCAAAGTCTACTGGACGACAGTGCTGTCAATATTGAGCAATGGTTGGCGGAAGAAGTGCAACTGGCATTTGCCGAGCAAGAAAGTACCGCCTTTGTGACCGGCGACGGCACTGCCAAACCCAAAGGCTTTTTAGCTTATACGCAGGTGGACAACGACAGCTGGACTTGGGGAAAGTTGGGCGTGTTGGGAACCGGCGTGGCGGGGGGCTTTCCAACGTCTGATCCAGCAGACAAATTGATCGATCTGATCTATTCGGTGAAGTCTGGATACCGAGCCAATGGCCACTTTGTGATGAACGGTCAAACACTCAGTCAAATTCGTAAATTCAAAGACGCTGATGGGAATTACATTTGGCAACCCTCGCTGACACCGGGCGAGCTGTCGCGTGTGTTGAATGTGCCTGTCGCTGAATCTGAGGATATGCCGTCCATTGCGACTGATACGTGTGCCATTGCTTACGGTGATTTTAAGCGGGGTTACCTTGTGGTCGACCGGGTGGGGGTGCGCGTGTTGCGCGATCCATATTCGGCCAAGCCCTATGTGCTGTTCTACACAACCAAACGTGTGGGCGGCGGTGTCCAAAACTTCGAGGCGATTAAGCTCTTGAAGTTCTCATCATAACAACGTTGAGCGCGCCCCGGTTTGTCGCAGGAGCAAACCGGGGCGGCGACAATAAGGGCCGACAACTGGGGAAGGATGCCAATGACAGAGATGATAACACGAGATGACGGACGCCCACCGGTGCTCTCCAATGGACGCTTGTTGCAAACTTTGCCGCCCGCATTGAGTGACACCGATAGATTTGGCCTGCCTGTTGACGCTCTTGATGCACAATGGGTTGCTCATGTCGTGCAGATCGGAACATGCCAAAATAAATTGAGTGAAGCCCGGCACATAAACCTGTCGTTAGAGCAGTCTCAGTGCGGCGCTGTATGGATGCCTGTTTCGGTGTCGGTCGGGCCAACAATCACGTCAAACCATTTCGCCTGTATAGACGATCAATCACTTGATGGGCACGCTTATGGAAAAGTGTATGTGCCGGGCACCCGTTTTAGCCGAGTGCGCATCGACTTTGTCGGCGTGTGTGAAGAGCCTGTGCCCATGTCTGCGCTGGCATTGGTTGGTCCTCTCAAAGTGACTTCGTGATCGAGTAACTCCAGTAACTCTTGCCACACGTTCATTTCATTCCTAACGAAGGAGGCTTTCATGACGCTTGTCTTGAAGAGCGGCCCTGCGCTTGAGCCGATTACGCTTACGACCGCAAAGTCACATGTGCGGGTGACGCATGAGGCAGATGATACGCTCATTGGTGGATTGATTACCTCTGCACGTCTCACCGTGGAGGCCATTACCCGGTCTGCGTTGATCACACAATCGTGGTCTCTCATTGTAGATGACTGGGGGGCGCGTCGCAGCCTCAACCTGCCGCTGGCTCCGGTCATGTCTCTTGATCGCATTAGCTTGTGGGACGAGGCGGGCACAAAGAGCGATGTGGGAACCGAGTTTTGTCATTTAGGATTGGGTGCCCAAGCAAAACTGACACTCAACCGAAACGCATGCTGGCCAACCCCTCTGCGTGAGGCCAGCGGTATATGCATCGATTTTACAGCTGGTTATGGAGATACGGTTGAGGATGTACCTGCCCCCCTGCGCCAAGCCACATTGCACCTCATCGCCCATTGGTATGAGCACCGGGGAGAGGCATCCCTTTCCGATCTGACAATGCCTGTGCCGGCAAGCGTTGGGGAGCTGGTGCGTCCATACCGCCAGATGCACCTATGATTGGTCGGTTGCGCCATAGGTTAATCCTCGAAGCCTTATCAACCAGCGCAGATGGGGGCGGCGGTGTCGCCGATGCATGGCAGGAGGTCGCAACCATTTGGGCCGCCCTGACCCCCGCGCGTAGTTTTGCGGAAAGCCGTGGAGGCAAACCGGAAGCTCAAATGGGCCATAAGGTTTTGATGCGTTACAGGCCAGACCTTACGGCAACAATGCGCTTTCGTGCAGGCCAACGCATTTTCCTCATCCAAGCCATTCGTAACGTAGAAGAGCGCGGTGTTTATCAAGAGGTTCTTTGTATCGAAAGGAGCGTCTCATGAGCATGGTCTCGCTTTGGCCCTTACAAAAAGCCCTATACGCCCATTTGGTCGCTGATCCCGATGTCTCTATCAGCTTGGGCGGGGCGCGGCTTTATGACGAAGTGCCAACGGCAGCGCTTTACCCCTATGTCACCTTTGGTGCGGCGACCTCAAGCCCCTTAGGCGAGGATAGCAATGCAAGTGCGGCCCATAGAATGACACTTAATGTGTGGTCGCAGCGGCGTGGCAGCGGACAAGCAAAGCAAGTTCTTTCCGCATTGGCAGCAGCCCTTGAAGAAACCACCCTCACCGTGTCGGGGGCTGTGTTGGTGAGTTTGCAGGTGACTGAGCTTGAGTGTGACTGGGACCAAGAAGATTTGTTGACCAAGGGCAGCTTGACCTTACGTGCGGTGACACATAGCGCATAGCCGTTTCATTTATAAGACAGGAAAGCATTATGACAATTCAACGGGGCAAAGACCTCCTCCTCAAACTCGATAGCACAGGATCAAGTGCATTTGTCACTATTGCCGGGCTACGCGCGCGGTCCATTTCGTTAAATGCAGGGACCGTCGATGTCACGCATTCAGAATCCGAAGGAGAATGGCGTGAGCTGTTAGCCGGGGCGGGTGTGCGCAGTGCGAGCTTGTCGGGGGCGGGGTTGTTTACCGATGGGGCAGCTGATGCGGCAATACGGCAGGTCTTTTTTTCCGGCGCTCTGCGGGCATGGCAAGTCATTCTGCCGGACTTCGGCACACTTGAAGGGTTGTTCCAGATTTCAGCCTTGGAATTTAGCGGGCAGCATGACCGGGAATTGACGTTTGAAATATCGATGGAGTCGGCGGGTGCGTTGACGTTCACGGAGGCCTCATAATGGTAAATCGACACAGAGGTGAAATGAGCATCCAGATGAATGGCACCCCGCAGAAGCTCTGTCTTACGTTGGGGGCCTTGGCAGACTTGGAAGACCGATACGGAGGGAAAAATATTCTCGCATTGGTCGATACATTTGCCGCAAAAGGTTTGAGTGCAAACGATGTGACCAATGTCTTGCGGGCAGGACTGCAAGGCGGTGGGGCGGAACTCCAAGATGAGGCCCTCATGGCGGCCCAATTTGACGGGGGCTTTGCAGGGGCAGTCCGTGCGGCCACGATGTTGCTCAAAATTTCTTTTGGGCTGGACGATACACAGGTCCCCGCCGCAGACTCAGCCCCCCGCGAGGTTGTTGATGAACCAGCCCCTTTCCCTGGCGTGGTTTGATACGTGCATGTGCGGGGCATCTCAAAATTTCTCCGGATGAATTTTGGCAGCTGCGGGTGGCGGATCTTTCAATGTTGCTGGGGGGAGAAGCCACTTCTGGGCATGTGGACCGCCGCACACTTGATGAGCTGCAGAAGGCATACCCGGACAACAGCAGCATAGTGGAGAGGTAACCCAATGGCTTTGGAAGATCAAAAGGCCCTAGATGATTTGAGAAAAAACCTTCAACTTTTCAGAGTTGAACTGGATATGGCCAACAAGGATACAGCCCGGTTCTCCTCGCAAAGCCGGAATTCTATTGGAGCGGTGTCGCGGGAAGCGAGTGCGCTCAGTGTAGAAAGCAAGCGCATGGGCACTGCGCTAAGTTCTGCTTTTTCTGACATTATCTTAAAAGGGAAAGATGTTGGCGATGTTCTGAGCGACCTTGCCTTAAAACTTGCAGATGTTGCGCTCGATCAAATCTTCTCCCAAGGAGGTGGCTCTGGTGGTCTCGACGGCCTATGGAAAAACCTCATACCCAGTGCCAAGGGGAATGTATTTTCTAACGGTTCTCTAGAGCCTTTCGCCAACGGTGGCGTGGTGTCCAGTCCCACACTTTTTCCATTGCAAAATGGAACGGGCTTAGCGGGAGAAGCAGGGGCCGAGGCAATCCTGCCCTTGGCGCGGGGCCGTGATGGCCGTTTGGGGGTCCGTACCCAAGGGGGTGCCGGGCAAGTGACCTTGAACATTTCCACACCTAATGCGGACAGTTTTCTAAAAGCTGAAGGGCAAGTCGCGGCCATGGTGGCTCGCGTGACCGCACGCGCCTCTCGCAACCAATAGCCACGTTCGTGAAAGAAGGTCTACATGAGTTTTCATGACATTCAATTTCCTACCGACATTTCCTTACATTCTGTTGGAGGGCCGGAGCGCAGAACGCAAATCGTGACACTTGCCTCTGGGCATGAAGAACGAAATAGTCCGTGGGCGCATTCGCGTCGGCGGTATGAGGCAGGCTATGGCATTAAGACCCTTGATGAGTTGCATGTGGCCATTGCCTTTTTCGAGGCCCGCTTTGGGAAGCTGTACGGTTTTCGATGGCATGATCCAATTGATTACAAGTCTTGCCTTCCCACGCATACCATTGCCCCAGACGATCAATTTTTAGGAACGGGCGATGGTACGCGACGGGCATTTCAGTTGCAAAAAACATATGCCTCAGGGGAGGAAAGCTATACGCGGCCCATTACAAAACCCATTGGGGAAAGTGTTGTTGTCGCCTCCAATAACATGGTTGTAGATAGTGAAAGTTATCATTGCGACGCGGCAACGGGCATCATCACCTTTGATAGCTTTTCTACGCCAGTACCGGGAGATGTGATCACCGCAGGTTATGAATTTGATGTGCCCGTGCGGTTTGACACCGATGCGCTCAAAATTGACCTTGCTGCATTTGCTGCTGGGGAAATCCCAAACTTGCCAGTGATCGAGGTGAAAAGCTAATGCCCGACCTTCATCCAGATCTCAAGAGCCACCTACTGACAGGCACAACAACACTTTGTAACTGTTGGAAACTAACTCCCAGAGGCAAGTCGCCATTGGGCTTTACTGATCATGATGTCACGCTTTCCTTTGAAGGCGTGGTCTATGAAGCCGCCGCCGGGTTTACCGCAAGCGCCATTGAGGCCCAGTCGGGGCTTGCTGTTGACAATCTTGATGTCATTGGCGCGCTTGAATCTGACAAGCTGAATGATGCTGATTTGGCGGTCGGGGTTTTTGATGATGCGGAGATTGAAATTTGGCGGGTGAATTGGCAACAGCCAGAAGCCCGTGTGTTACTGCGCAAGGGTAACATCGGTGAAGTGGCGCGCGGCACGCTCGGCTTTCGAGCGGAGGTGCGCGGGCTTGCACATCGCTTGAATCAAGCCTCTGGCCGGTTGTTTCAATATGCGTGTGATACTGAACTGGGGTCATCCCGGTGCGGCATCAATCTGACGGATGCTTTGTATCAAACCACAGCAACAGTGACATCGATTGTGGGGGAGCGAGAGTTCATTTTAGCTGGCGCCAGCTCTTACGCTGACCAATGGTTTACGCGAGGCGTGGTTGACGTGAACACCGGCGAAAACTCTGGACGCCAAGGAGAAATCAAAGAGTATCAAAAGAATGCAGAGACTGTGCGTATTCTTCTTTGGCACCCAATGCCTAAGCCCATCGTGATTGGGGATGAGATGGTTTTAACCGCGGGATGCGACAAAAATTTTAGCACGTGTAAATCCAAATTCAGCAATGGCGCACGGTTTCAAGGCTTTCCCCATATGCCGGGAAATGACTATGTGGTGTCGTATCCATCGAAGGGAGGCGCCTATGATGGTGGATCACGCAATGGTGGCGCCTAACTTTATGGACGGTGCGACGGTCGTGGAAAATGCCCGCGCATGGATTGGTACACCGTACCGCCATCAAGCAAGTTGCAAGGGCGCGGGAACGGATTGTTTGGGGCTGATACGTGGGCTTTACCGAGAACTATATGGGCGCGAACCTGAAATGCTGCCCCCCTATAGTGCCGCATGGGCTGAAACATCCCCCCACGCACCCCGCGAGATGATGTTTCAGGCTGCACGTCGCCACCTCATTGAAATAGATACCGCAGACGCCCGCCCGGGGGATGTGTTGTTGTTTCGCATGAGACAAGAACAGCCGATGAAACATGCGGCCATTCAAAGCAGGGCGTCATGCATGATACACGCTTACGCCCGCCACTGCGTCGCAGAGACATCTATCGGCCCCTGGTGGCAAGCCCGGTTGGCTGCTGCATTTCGGTATCCGTCAAAAGCGGTTCTTCACGCCTTGCCATAGAAAGAGAATGTCATGTCATCAATGGTCTTATCCTCCGTGGGCAGCTCCCTCGGCACAACACTGCTGCCAGAAGGCATCAACCTGCTGGGCATGAACATTGCGGGAGATGCGCTTGGACAGGCGATTGGGGCATCCTTGGGCGCGGTGATTGATCAAGCTCTTTTTGGGAGCAATGTTGCCAATCACGAAGGCCCGCGCTTATCTGACTTATCCGTGCAAGCCAGTACAGAAGGCGCGGCCATTCCACGTCTTTATGGACGTGCTCGATTGGGCGGGCAGCTTATTTGGGCGACAAATTTTCTGGAACACAAAAGCAGTCAAGATACGGGGGGCAAGGGAGGCGGTGGATCGGTGACGTCCTATAGCTATAGCGCCTCTTTTGCCGTGGGCTTATGCGAAGGCGAGGTGGCACGCTTAGGACGCGTATGGGCAGATGGTGAGGAATGGGATTTAGCAGATACGACGTATCGGTTTTATCGAGGCACGAGCGGTCAATCCCCCGATCCCCTGATAGAGGCAAAAGAAGGGATGGGAAACGTGCCGTCTTATAACGGCTTGAGCTATATTGTATTTGAAGATCTACCCCTTAAAGAATTTGGAAACCGTATCCCACAGCTAAATTTTGAGATTTTCCGTCCCCTGAGCTCGTTGGAAGATCAGGTCACGGCTGTCACCATTATTCCCGGCGCGACGGAGTATGGCTATGATACGCAGGTGCAGCGGCAGGTGTTTTTTGACGGGGTTACCACAGCCGAAAACGCGCATTCCTCTGAAACGGGAAGCGACTGGACCGTCTCGCTCAATCAACTGCAAGACACATGTACGAACTGCACACGCGCCGCTCTTGTGGTCAGTTGGTTCGGGGATAACTTGGCGGCAAATCACTGCACTGTCCGCCCCAAAGTTGAAAACCACCTGAAACTTATTACGCCTGATCCATGGGGCGTTGCGGGGCTGAGCCAAGGGGAGGCAACGCAAGTCAGCATATTGGACGGATACCCCGCCTATGGGGGAACGCCTTCTGACAGCGCCGTTAAACGCGCCATTCAAGACATGAAAGAGCGCGGCCTTGAGGTGATGTTCTATCCCTTTATTCTGATGGACATTCCCCCTGATAACACATTGGCAAACCCGTATGGTGGTGCGCCGGGGCAACCATCACATCCATGGCGCGGGCGCATCACCCTATCGACGGCACCCGGAGAAGTGGGCTCTCCTGACGGGAGTGCGGAGGCAGAAAGCGAAGTAGGGGCCTTCTTCGGTAGCAGCGTTCCCGGCGGCTCAGAATGGTCGTATCGGCGGATGGTGCTTCACTATGCACATTTGTGTGCGCAGGTTGGAGGTGTGGAAAGTTTTTTGCTGGGGTCTGAGCTTAAAGGCCTTACGCGCATTCGCGGTGTGGGCGGCAACTATCCGGCGGTGACGGCATTGGAAACTTTAGCCGCTGACGTGCGCGCTATTTTAGGGCCTGACACGAAAATTTCATACGCGGCCGATTGGTCTGAGTATGGCGCCTATGCGCCGCCAGGTGCGAGTGGCACAGTGGACTTTCCGCTCGACAGTCTCTGGGCCCATGCAGATATCGATTTTATCGGCATTGATAATTATATGCCGTTGTCAGACTGGCGCGATGGCAGCACGCATTTAGACATTGAAGACGGATGGGACGGGCCGCATCAAAAGGAATATCTTCAGCATAATATAACCGCAGGAGAGGACTTTGAGTGGTACTATGCCAGCCCTGCTGACCGGGAAAGCCAAACACGCACACCGATTACAGATGGCGCGTATCACAAGCCGTGGGTTTGGCGTTTTAAGGACCTGCGCAGCTGGTGGGAAAATGCACATGTGCCTCGGGTGGGCGGTGTGGAGCTGGCGTCTGCAACAAATTGGGTGCCGGAAAGCAAGCAAATTTATTTTACCGAGCTTGGATTTCCAGCCGTAGACAAGGGCACCAACCAACCCAACAGTTTTATAGATGGGAAGTCGAGCGAAAGCGCATTACCCTATTTTTCCGATGGACGTCGGGATGACTTTCTGCAGCGCCAAGCCCTACAAGCTGTGCTCGACTATTGGGACCGTTCCCTGCATCCAATGCCTGATAGTGCCAATCCGCTCTCGTCCGTCAATGGCGCGCCAATGGTCGCTCATGATAGAATTTATTTATGGACATGGGACGCGCGCCCCTATCCTGCGTTTCCACAACTAGCAGACGTTTGGTCTGATGGGGTAAATTGGCAGCTGGGTCATTGGCTCAATGGGCGGTTGGGGGCAGCGCCACTTGCAGACTTAGTAAGAGAAATTCTGACGGATGTCGGGTTCCACAATTTTGATGCGGCGCAATTGTTAGGACAGGTTGAAGGGTACATCATCAACCGAACCATCTCTCCACGTGCCGCGATTGAACCTTTGATGCTTAGTCACTTTTTCTCAGTTGCAGAAAGTGAGGGGATGTTAAACTTTCAGCATCTCAATAAAACTGTGGGAAATGAGTTTCATTGGCAGGGCTTTTCTGTGCCTGCACAAGAAACAAGCAGTGCCTATACCATCACACGCAAACAAGAAACCGAATTACCCAAAACCGCAAAGATGACGTTCATCGATGCTGATGGGGGGTACCGCCAAGCTGTTGTGGAAGGGCGCAAGGGGCATGTAACGAGTGAGCACACAGCCACAGCGGATTTGCCGATAATCTTGCGGGCAGCTGAGGCGCAATCAACAGTTGATAAATGGATTCAAAATGCTTGGGTGGAACGGGAGGCCGTGGCTTTTCGGGTACCGCCGTCTGCGTTGCATTTAGGCGTTGGCGATGTGGTGGAGCTGAACTTAGAGGGGCGCTCTGGCACATTCCGTATTACAAAAATAACAGATGAGCTGGACCGACAGGTGGAGGCCAAAGCAACTGAGTTGAGCGTATTCTCAGAAATAGCGGCGAGTGAGCGGGTTTACGCGTTGCCGCAACCAACCGCTTATGGACCTGCCGACCTCATCTTTCTTGACCTGCCCCTTATCCAGGGAACAGAAGTTCCCCATCAACCCCATGTCGCTCTCTATGCTGATCCGTGGCCGGGGAGCGTTTCCTTGTTGCGCAGCGCAAGTGGTGAAAACTTTACGCTAGATCAAATGCTGACCTCTCTTTCGGTCATGGGACGGTTGGAAAGTGTGTTAGCGACAGGACCGGAAAGCCGGTGGGACAGGGGCAATAAGGTGCGTGTGACCCTTTCATCAGGCGTTTTAGAAAACGTGTCCACATTGAGCCTATTGGAAGGCCATAACCGATGTGCGATCCAATCGGCCACCGGCGTGTGGGAGGTGGTGCAATTTCGAGATGCTGAGTTGGTGGCTACCAATCAGTTTGAATTGTCCATGCTGTTGCGCGGGCAATTTGGTTCTGAAAAGGCGATGTATGAGGGGCACCCCGTCGGCAGTCGGTTTGTGCTCTTAGAGGGGAGCATGGCGCAAGCGGGCGTAACCCTAGCCGAGCGGGAGTTGGAACTCAGTTGGTTGTATGGACCCACCGACAAAGCCATCTCTGATGATGTCTATTTGACCCAACACATGACACCCCACGCAGTGGGCCTGAAGCCGCTCAGCCCAGTACATGTGAGGGGGCACCGTTTGGAAAATGGTGACGTAGCGGTCACTTGGGTGAGGCGCTCGCGTATAGACGCGGACAATTGGAGCAGTTTGAGCGTGCCGGTCGGTGAAGAGCTTGAAATGTATGAGGTGGAAGTCATGCACGGCGCAGAAGTCGCCCGCGTGCTGTCAGCATATAGCCCCGCCGTCATTTACACCGCCGCCGACCAAACGACAGACTTTGGCAGCCCCGTTGCCGAAGTGACTTTACGTATTTATCAACTCAGCCAAACGGTTGGAGCTGGGACAAAAAGAGAGGCCATTCTTCATGTCTGA